GATCCGTCAGGCCACTGGAAGAACGAGCCGATGTCGGTGTCCGTCACCTGCTGAATCAAGTCCAGCGCCGTCGAAGTTGTGACCGGCGAATCCCAGTAGTAGGGCTCCGTGGCGGCGAATCCGTTGCTTGACGAGCCAGCGACGTAGGCGCTCGTGGTCTGGTAGGCGTTGGAGATGAGCAGGGTGTTCGGCAAGTAGCTCGAGCCCGTCGCCGTAGAGACCGTAGCGAGGGCGGAGATGCTGCCGCCCGTAATTGTGCCCATGCCTGCCAGGGTCAGAATCTCGGCGATGCGGTCGCCCGAGAGAACCTTGCTTGTCGTGACGGGGTAGCCCAGTTGCAGGAGCGTTCCGGCTCGGTAGCGCTGCTGAACCTCTTGGGGCAGGGTCGAGGTGCTGGCGTTGTTCGAGACCACGATTTCGTCGATTTGCCCGTTGTAGGAAGCCACGCCCGAGGCGTTAGCGCCGACGTAGAGCGACCCTGCGGCGAGTTGCGTCGAGGACAGCCCGAGGGAGTAGAACACGCCGTCGCAGTAGAGCTGGGGCACTGAGGAGGTGTTGCAGACGATGCCGACGTGATGCCAGTAGCCGTCGTTGACCACCGTGGCAGTCGCGGCGAGCACTCCCCCGACCGTCGCGGTCAAGACACCGGCCTGCGTGATGGTCATGGTGATTATGTTGCCGCCCGAGTCCACCGTGAGGATGGAGTTGCCCTGCACCTGCTGGCCCAGAATCCAGAAGTCGACACCCGTGCAGAGGGACGGGGCGACGATTTGCAGGGTGGCTCCGGCGATGTTGGATGCGCCCGAGAGGTCTGCGCAGCCGTCGGTGTCGTAGATGATGACACCGTGCTGAGGGTAGGAGACCTGCCCGACGAACGACCCGTTTGACCCTGCAGGGCCGTAATCGTAGAGCGTAGTCAGGTAGGCGAGGCCGGCAGAGGTGCTGTCACCCGTAACGGACGCGGCGACGGTGAACGAGGTCGAGGTTGCGGCGGTGATGGTGGCGTTGGTCTGGTTGAGCGTGGTGATGCCGGCGAGACCTTGAATCGTTACCACCTGCCCGACACTGAAGGTGTTCTGCGCTTGGTAGACGATGGTAGATCCGTTGCCGTGCGCCGAGGTGACGGTAACGGCGGAGTAGTTCGAGCACCGATACCATGAGCGCGTCGAGGCCGAGAGCGCGTAGCCCTTCCAGAACGAGGGGCGGTAGAGATACTTGAGGCTCAGGTACTTGGTCAGGTCTGAGGCTTCGATGTCGAGGTCGGAGTTGAGCTGGTCGGCGACCTTCTCCGTCACCGTGTCGATGATGCCCCAATACACAGAGTAAGAAATAGTATTGTAAGTGCCCATTATCGCAATAGGCAGGCGAGGGGCGATGACGGCGCTCTGCCCGTTGACCGAGGCGTTCGTGAAGAAGCCGTCGCGGTTGTTGAGCGTCATCTTGAGCGTGGCGGCTTCCACGCGGTCAAGGTAGTGCTGTTTTCCCGTCTTGGTCGTGAAGTCTCGGACGTACTTGGACACGTTCGTCCAGTAGGTGTTTGATGCGCCCGAGGCAGGAAGCGCCTGCTGGTTCGCCGTCGCCAGGGTAGCGCCCGAGGCGGTCGGGTTGAAGGCAATCCAGATGTCGAAAGCAGGAAGCGTCGCGAGTGTCAATTCAGTCGCCTCTTAGTCGTGGGTGGCGCAGGCTTAGCCTGGGCGGTCGTTCCGTAGAGGTTCCCCATCCGGCGCACGTCCTTCGTCTGGGCGTTTCGGACGTGCATGGCGAGGGCCTTAACGAAGGCAGGGTGCGTGGCTAGTTTCTGGGCGAGCAGGTCGAGGTCGAGCTCGATGTTCCACTCGGTGTTGTCGCCAGTTAGATCCGCGTCGAACTCAGCCATTACTTGCCAATCGTTCCATGACCGCGCACGGTGACAGTCACTTTATGCGTGGTTTTCTTGGGTGCGCTCGCCGAGCCCATGTAGCCAGGGAGTTGGGTGTTGCGACGTGGCGAACTCGGGCCGAGGATAGGGAGGCCGCCCTTAATGGTTATACCGAACAGGCCTTTAGCAATAGCGTCGCCGAGGGTGTTGATGGTCAGGGCTGCGATGTCATAAGCGCCGCCGACCTTGTTCTTTTGCCACTCAGCGCTTGCCTTGTTGAACGATGCCTGCGTGGGCTTGCCGAGGTTCCAGGCGATGAGCGCCGTGCCTACGCCGGTCGCTACTGCTGCGCCAATAGTGGCGGCTGTTCCTGCTTCGACGGCGACACCGAAAGCCTCGGCAATCTTGATGCCGATGTTCGAGGCCTTGACTGCGAGGGCTGCGGCGAGTGCCGTGGCGATACCCTCGCCTAGCGCAGTCTGTGCGCCCTTGTGCGTCGAGACGTAGTTCATAGCGCCGGTAAGCAGGTTCGCCGCGTCCTTGACGTAAGGCATCAGGACAAGACCGAACTGGGCAGCAGAGTTGACCAACTGCTGCTCAATAATCTTCATCTGTACGCCGAGCTGCTTGCTAGCCTCGCCGAAGCCCTTGCTCAGAGAGCCGGAGCCGGAGCCAGCGACCTGCTGCTGGATGTTGACGAAGGACTGCAGGTTCTTGATTAGATCCGATGCAGCGCCGCCACCCGTCTTACCGAACACGGCGTTCACCATCTCGGACAACTTGGCAGCCGAGCCACCAGCCTGGTCTTTGATGTAGGCGAGCATCCCACCTATGTTGCCCTTGCGAAGGTCGGCGGCAAGGATGTTCTGGCTCAGGTCGGCTTCGTTGAGTTTCTTGATGTAGGACGTGGTGGGCTGTTCGAGGCTAGCGAAGCCACCAGCGAAGGCTGAGATGGACTTCGTGGGGAGGCCGACCTTAGCAAACTCAGCGCCCAGGGCGGTGACGGTAGAAAGGTTGAGCCCGTAGTTGGCAAGTGCCACACCGACGCGCCCCGAGAGCATGGATTCCTCAGCTTGGAGACCGCCAACGAACTCACGCGAGCCTGCGACCAGTTTGCCGGTCAGGTCTTGGACGCTCATGCCCTTAGCGATTTGGAGCGACTGGGCGGCGACGATGGCCTGCGTGGTGTCGGCGACTGAGGCGTTCGTGACGACGGCGGCCTTCGCAGCGGTGCTGAGTAGATCCGTGGCCTTCTTGCCCTTGATGCCGGCCTGCTCGACGGTGAGCGCCGAGTTTATGAGGTCAGTGGTGCTCTGCCCCGTGGCGTTCGAGATGCCCATGATGGCCTTGCCGAGCTTGTCGGCTTGGTCGGCGGTCAGCCCTGCCTGGTTCTGCAGTTTGTCCAGACCCTCTTGGAACTGGAAGGCTTTGTCCACACCGAAGGCGGTGATGGCGGCTCCGACACCTAGAACGGCGGTCGAGGCTGTGTTGGCGAACTTGTCCATCTTTGCGCCGGATGCGCCAGCGATGCCGCCGAACTCAGCCATCTTTGCGCCGGCCTCGTCCATCTTCGCCATGTATTCACGAGTGTCAGCAAGAAGCGTGGCTACAACTGTTGGCAGCATCCCCATTGTTCAGTCCTATTCGATAGATTCGCGGAAGACGCGCTCGGCGAGTGCCTTGAGCCTGTCCTCTGCGTTGCGTGTGCCGTTCGCCATGAAGGGGAAGGCTGGTGCGTGGATGTAGCGAGTGCCGAACTCAACGTAGGGCGCGTAGAACGTGCTGGGGCCCGTTCCTGATTCCCACTTACCTGCGCCCAGGTCTCGGACGTAGGCGCGGCGGATGGAGTTTCGGGTGTTGCCGGTGCGGATGGTGGGGTTCGGTCGCTTGGATGCGTAGGGGCCTGACGCTTTGTAGTAGACCCGACCCGTGCGTGACACGGTGCGCGAACCTGCCGGACGTGCGCGGAATTGCTCCTTCGCGCTGTCGGCGATGATGTCTCCACCCTCTGTGACGAACTGACGAGCCGCGAGGCTGGCCTTCTCTTTCGTGAGCCCGAGCGCCTTCTCGAAGTCCACGATGCCTGTGACGATGACCTCAGCCATTTGCGACCTCTCGCTCTATCTCCGCCACTGCCAGCATCCACTCGGTGAGTAGAACCGGCTGAGCCATGAACTCGGAGTGACTGCCGCCATAGGTCTTGCGGAACCTGTGCTCACGGTAGAAGGCGAGCACCTCGGGGTCAACCTCGGTGGTTTTGCCTTCGAGCGCCGCCTTTAGTTTGGCGAGGCGGCGGTAGGGGCTTTTGGGTCTACGTCGGGCTCCGTGCTCAGCGTAGATCCGTTGAACTCGACACCGCAGGCCTCAGAGAGCGCGTCGAACGTAGCCTTAGGCAGGTCTAACGCGGTCTCTAAGGTCGGCAGGTCTCCGAGTGTCCACTGCTTGACTAGGCCCACGATGAGCTCAGCCTGGTAGCCGTCGAGGTTCGCTTGGTCATCGTCGCTAATCTCGGCGAAGATGCCCCAGGTCTTGGGGTCAGCATCGTCGAAGCCGAGCGAGGCGAGTTTGGCGGCGGTTCCGGCTGCCTTCATGTAGGCCCGAGAGATGGCCCGAGACGTGCGCTCGGTAATCTCCTCTTTGCTGGCGATGATGGCAGACTGACCGTTAGGTAGTTCGACTAGTGGCACTGTTAATCCCCTTAATTCTCTTAGTACGCGGCAGACTGACCGTTGATGAACGTGGTCTGGATGGGCGAGTAGCCGGTCGCAGCGTCGGTGGTGTTTGCCGAGGCGGTGAACTCGATTTCCAGTTCCGTGAACTCCTTGCCACGGGTGCGCTTGATGTTCTGAATCTGCGCCGCGCTCATGGTGAAGTTCGCCGAGTGCTGGGTGCTGCTCGTAGCGTCGTTGGGGTCGGTCAGCGTGATGCTAATGGCCTCGGGGCTACGGGTCAGACCGTAAGCGCCGGAGCCGGTCGAGAACACGTCAGCCGTGGAGTTGACGACCATCGTGAACTTGCCGGTGACTTCGATGGGGCCGGCGAACAGGTTGTAGGGAGCCTGCGTACCGAGCGTGAAGATGGGCTGCGTCTTGCGGTTGATGGTCAGTTCGCCGGTCGTGATGTTCGTGTAGCTCGTGCCGCCGATGGTGATAGCGGTATCCCAGGCAGGGATGAGGTGCTCGGCGGAGAGGCTCTGCGTAGCGAACACGGTTGGGGCTGAGGTGTAGGACGTGTACGGGTTGCCCAGGTACTTGACCGTCGCTTCGGCAGCGGCTTCGGCTCCGAAGGTCAGGGCGAGGCTGTCAGCCTGTCCACCCGTGACGGTGAAGTAGTTAGCGCCGTCGAAGTCGAGGATGGAGTAGGTCGGGGGCTGTGAGCCGGTCGAGGGGGTGTTTAGCACCTTAATCTTGTGCGTGTAGGGGCCCGAGCCGGTCACGGTGTCCGTAGATCCGAGGATGGAGCGCACCAGCGTCGGGAAGGTGTCGGCGTAGAGGTACGACTTGAACTCGAACTCATCGTGACGGACACCCTGCACCTGGTCATAGACCGTCGTGGGCGAGCCGCGGAGGGCTTCGTCGCGCAGGAACATCTGGTTCGGGGTGATTTGCGGCGAGGAGACTGGAATCCAGTAGACCGTGCCGGTCGTGGGTAGCGTTCCCTCGGTGGTCTCGATGACCATGCCGAGGTAACTATTGGCTGTGAGAAATGGGCCTGCCATGATGGTTCCTTAGTTGCTAGGGGTTGGGTCGGTCGGGGTGACTTCGGGCGCTACAGGGGCTTCTGGGGCGCTCTGTGGGGCTTCTGCCGGTGCTGGTGCTACAGGAGCAGAGGCTACTGCCGTCCAGCGTCCATCGCCAGGGTCGGCGGCGAGGGCGTAGGACTGTCCAGGCTGAGCGACGAGGACGTTGCCGTCTGCGTCTAACAGGTTGGGGTAGATGCGCTCTTGGCTGTCAGTGAAAGTGAACATGGGGCTCCTTACGAGATGTACGAGTTCGAGGCGGTGATTTCGATGACCGACACGCGCACGGTGGAGACCACCTGCGTCACCTGTGCGGATCCGTTGATTTGCTTGGGGTAGTAGACGACTACGTCGATGTCATCGCCGCCGCTTGTGGAGCCTTCGCCCCACTGGAAGATGGGCCCGTTGCCGCCGCAGTTCTTCGAGGCGCGGATGGCGTTGGTGAAACTGTCGATGAAGGCCTCAGCGTCTGCGCCAGCGTCCTCGGTCTTGCGCTTGGTCGAGCGGAAGATGCAGGTGAACACGACCTCGTAGGTGATTTCCTTGCCGCCACCCGTAGCGCCCGTGAGCTCGATGCGCTTCTCGCGCTGGCTCTCGATGTAGGGGTAGACGATAGCGCCGGACTGATGCCCTGGGTCTTCGTTGGCGTAGAACTCGCCCTCAGGCGTGAACTTGGCAGGGAAGGTCTTGACGCTTCCGAGGTTGGTGATGCCTGCGGCGTTGAGGTAGTTGACGAACTGGGTGCGTACTGTCTCGCGGCTCATTGGCGACCACTGATGACCTTGAAGGGCTCAAGCAACACCTCTCCGCGCAGCTCGTCCTCATAGGAGGTCTCGCTACGGGCCGAGATAGCCGAGGGCTCGCCGATGTCGTTGATGACCAGACCGCCCTGACCGCGCTCCTTGACCATCGCCACGATGAAGTGGATGACCGCCTGCTTGATAGCGGCAGGCATTGTGGAGACGTTCACGCCGGATCCGTGGGGGTACTGCGTCGGGCTGGCGAGGGTGATGGTCGTTGCGGTGACTGAGGCGACCGTGACTACCTCGTCGTTCATGCCATCCCAGATGGTGAAGGTCATGCCAGGGTAGAGGCCCAGCGTGTCCGTGACGTGCAGGGTGGTAGCGCCTGCTGCGGAGGTGGCGGTGGTAAAGGTGTTGAACCAGCCGTTGATGTAGGTGTATTGACACCACATGTTCGACTGATACCCCCAGCGAGCCCCAGCGATGCCGAGCGAGCCGAAGTAGAGGCCCAGCGTTGTAGGGGCGGTGAGGATGAACTGGTAGCGGTCGATGGCGACGTTGCTCGATGAGATGGTGATTTCCTGCAGGCCATCGCCTGGGCCCCAGCCGACTTGGATGTCGGTCACTTCGAGGACGGGGGTGTAGGAGGGCGTGAAGGTGATGTTGCCGTCACGGTTTGGGCGATACCAGCCGTTCTCCGTGTTCGAGGTGGCGTTGAGCGTTCCGAGGGGGCCGTAGCAGAAGATGTCGGCCTTGCTCGATGCTCGCTTGATGAGGTCGGAGAGGGCGCGGTCTTGAGCTACTTGGCTTGCGTTCTCGATGAGGTTGGAGAAGTCAATAGCCGAGGCGGTGGGGCTGAACTTGACCTCGTTGAGCGAGACGTACGGCTCAACGATGCCCTCAGTCTGAAAGAACGGTGCAACGACCATTTAAGCCTCTTCTAAGTTTGAGCCGTCGCACTTGCCGCAGTGGTCACGGTAGAGCGAGTTAAAGCCGCAGTCGAGGCAGCGGAAGCCTCGGGCGTTGCGGAAGTTCGTGCCGGCAATAGCGAAGTCGCCGGACTTGACTAGGGCGCGAGCGGTCTGCCCGTCCACATGAAACGTGCCGTCCTTCTGGCGAGGGATTACCGCGCCTTCGTTGACGGTGACTTCTTTGAGCGCGTTGTCGGATCCAACGAGGCGCATCTCTCTCCTTTGCGACTGGGAGGGGAGCAGGGCTAGGGGAAGGGGAGTGAAACCCTAGCCCTGCTCAACCCTCGGGGGCTAGACAACGACGGCGAACAGCCTGTCTCGATGCCTAGCGACTGCTGGCTTTATCAGCCGGTGATGCCGGTGATGATGCCCGACCACGCCGGAGCGCGGAAGGCCAACGTACCGAAGGTGTACGACGAAATGTCATAGGTAAAACCCAATTGCGGCCACTCGATCAGCATCGCGTCCACGACATTGTGCGCCTCGACGGTCTGGCTCACGCCGGAGTCGGGGAACGGCAACTGCTTCTGGTGGATGACCATCGTGCCGGCAGGGATGAAGCGGTGCGTCACGAGGTCGAGCATCGTGCCGGTGGCTTCGTTGGCAACACCCGTCACCATTGCACCGATCGCCACGCCGTCGCTACCAGTCTGGTAGTTGAAGCGGTACGAGGTGCTCGACTGCTGGCTCTGAAGCGCCTTCGACAGAGCGCGGCGAACGGCAGCGCTGACGAAGATGACCTCAGGGTCAGCCATCGTGGAGTTGTAGAGGCTCACGAGAGCGTCCTGGATAAAACCAGCAGGCTCCGACTGCGAAGCGATGGTGTTGTTGAACTGGTACTGGTAGCCACCCGACTGCGCCAACGTGCTGATGAAGCCGTCGTAGCCCGTGCCCGAGTTCGCACCAGCGGCGTACGTGTTGTACGAGCCGTCAGTGGAGGGGTACGTGCCGGTGATAGCGGCGAAGCTCAGCGCCGTAGTGCCCGAGGCCAGCGAAGGCGTGGTGGCCTTGTAGGTCGTACCCGAGACAACGACGTAGATGTTCACAGCAACAGCGCTGTAGGGGATGGTTCCGGTGTAGGTCACCTTGACACCCTGACCAGCAGTTGCGTTCGTCACCGTACCGGCAGACACGCCAGCAGTCTCACCGTAAGCCGAGGAGAGCGTGACGTACACAGCCGACGACGAGGTGGCAGGGAGGCCCGTGCCGGTCGTGTCGTTAGCGGCGGTGAAGGTCAAGCCCGAGGTCGACAGAGCGGTCGAGACGGCGTTCATCATGTTGCGCTCTTCGGCGAGGAAGTGCGACCAGATGAGGGCGGTGTGAGACAACTGACGGAGGTCGGTGTAGCCCTGACCGGCGAACTCGGCCTGGAGGCTGACGCTGTCCGAGAGGCCCTGTTCCACGAACGACTTGACAATCTTGTCAGCGGCGTAGGTGATCTTCGACGGACGGTTCAGCGAGACACCACCGAAGGAGGTGCTAGCCGAGGTCGAGGAGAAGAACGAGGACAGGTTGGCGACACCACCGACACCGGCGTTCGAGACACCAGTGATGCGACGGAACTCAAGCGCCTGGCCCTGAGCCTTGATGCGAGCGATGCTGTTGCGAAGGTACAGTTCCTTCGGGATGAGCAACGACAGGACGGGGTCGAGGTTGTACGGTACGAGGCCCGAGACACCAGAGACCGTGTTGTTCAACGGGCTGGTGAGGGTCAAGTCCTTCTGCAAGTCGGCGAGACCGTCGAGCGAGGACTGCACAGCAGCCAACTGGTCGCCCGAGACAGCCTTCGTGATTTCGCCCTGCAGCTCAGCGATGCGCGATGCAGCCGAGGCAGTCTTGGTGATGCCGGTAGTGGGTGAGAACGTAATCTCTCCGCGCTTGTGAGCGGCGAGGGTGTTCGCGTGGACGGTGCTAAGGGCTGACTTGTAAGCCTCAAAGCGCTTGACCTGCTCGTCCGGCGAAAGGCCGTCGAACATCTGGTCAAGGGAAGGAGCGGCGAGTGCCATGCTGTTTCCTTTGTTAGTGGTTGGTTAGTTCGCTTCCAGGGCCCGAGCGGTGTCGAGGTACTGGTTGCGGAGTGCAGGGTCGGTGATCTGTGCGGCGAGGGCGCGGTAGCGCTGCGCTTCTACCTCACGGGCCAACACTGCGGCTGACTTGCTGGTCTGTTCACGGGTGGCGCGGAGTGCCGGCCCCCCAGGTGCAGCCATTGACTTCACTTCGTCGAGCGCGGCCTTTAGGAGTTCAATCTCCTCTGTCGCCTTGCTCAATTCAGCCTTAGCCGTCATGACTTCTTCAAGGCCCAGCGCCTTGACGATTTCGGAGCGCAGTTCGTCCTTGACCTCGGGGGTCGCCGTTTCTGCGCTTGCGTTCTTGATGAGGTCGGCTGATACGCCGAGACCGATGTAGGCCATCGTGTCGCCTTCTTTCTCTTCATCCCATCCGGTGAATGGGGCTTCGGTTTCGTTCTCTGAGGCTTCGTCAGTCCACCAGCAGAGAAATAGTTCGAGGGTCGTGAGCAGTTCGCGCACGTCGCAGATTTCGTTCTCGTCGCCTGCGACCATCTCGTCGAGTTCAGCCTTGATGGTGGCGATGAGGCCGTTGCGGATTGCTGCGAGGTCAGCCGCGTCGTGCTTCATGTCGTCGGCCTTGACCAACTCAGCGTCTGCGCCCTTCCAGTTGTCAGGAATCAAGTCCTCACGGCCCAGCGCCTTCGCACGGGTCTTGATGTGGGCCTTCGCCTGGGCTGGGTCTTTGGCGCGTCCGATGCTCTGGATGGCGTTGCGCAAGTCTTTTACGCTCTTGATGGGGAAGCCGCCGCCAGGGAGTGCCTGACCAGCCTCAGCCATGTCAGCGCGTTCTGCGTCGCTGTAGTCCTTCTTGGCGAGGTCGGGCTCTGCGTCCTTCATGTCGCGGTTGTCGAGCGCCACGGGGGTCGAGACGCGCTCGGGCTCAGCGAACTCGGAGCGGCCTTCGGGCTGGTGTCCAGTACCACCGCACACGTCGCAGTCGGTCTCTTGGGTGTTGCCCTCGACGTTGGTCTTCTTGCCAGTGCCGGAGCAGGCGCTGCAGACGAAGGGCTCGTCGCGGTTGAGAACCTCGGTACGAACGCCAGGCTCTTCGGTCATTACGGCTTCGGCGTTCAGCGCTGGGCTTTCAGCCTTTTCAATCTCGGTCACGGCTGACCCTTTCACTAGTACGCCGTCTACTGACTTGGCGATTTCGATACTG